TCATTGAATCTTCCAATTCATCAACTTCTTGCCATGCCGCAAAACACTCTTCTGATGTTCCCGAAACGTAACACTTTTCATCGGCCTCGTCGAGTGCTTCCGCGAACCTAAACTGAAGACGTGGGTTCTCGAACGTTTGAAACGCAATATTTATTTTTTTAGAATACGTACCTTCGAGAATGTTCTTACGTATTTGGTTACGTTTATTTTCGGGGGACGGGGGAATTGAAGAAACTCTGATCATTTACTTTTTAACGGGGTATATCTTTAACACGTTAAAAAGTAGGCGTGATCCCAGCGGGGGTCGAACCCGCGACCTCGGCGTTGCGTTTGTGACACTAAAGTCACTTAGGTATACCTAGTAGTGTATAAGCACCGCGCTCTAAACCAACTGAGCTATAGGATCATATTCATATATAAACCATAATCTTTATACCCCACACGAAGGATGAGATTCTAGATCTAGTGAGTGTCTCGGTGTTGGTAATTTGTTATCTGGTGTTTTTGGACGCGTCATCCATTTTTTTATAGCGTTTGATACACGCGAATCGTCTTGTTTAACTAGTTCACTATTTGAAATTATACTTAAACCGTTACACACGTCGGGTTTATTTTCTTTATCGGGAAACGTTTCGTTAAACACCTCTATCGTGTGCCCGGGTATATCGGGTGCTTCATCAAGTAATCTATCGTATTCTAAACGCACTTTATTCACAAAATCTAAAACGTCTTCACGATATTTCGTTTCGAGTGATAATTCCATATCAATGTTCCTATAGAATTTTGAGTATTGGACAGACATGACCGAGTGTGCTTCCATCATACGTGAAGAATTGTTAAACTTTGATATCGATGTAAGTATACCCGCAATAACATTCATAAACGCGAAAAAATATTGAAAAATAACAATTTTTTGTTTTTGTTCGGTCGACATGTTTTGATCATTAGGACTTAAAACCGCAAACCCGCCAACACCCGTAATACTCGATATAACTATACACGGGTACGATAACCAATCGTTCTGTTTTTTATAAAACATACGTGCGTGATTGTGTAACCATCTGTATCCGGCAGCCTTTTCGGCCCATCGGATTAGGAGTTGTTCTTGTTTTGGACACCAATGATGTTGTTCTGGTACTTCTCCCATTACTCTTTCTTAGAAAATAAATAAGCATATTCGCGAGCCTGTGTATCTACAATCTCGTTCTTTTTGTTTCCATTGTGTGCCTTGACCCACTTTATATCAACAAACTCAATTTTACGCAATAAGTATAACATGTGTATCCATAAATCCTTATTCTTTACGGGTTCACCTTTACTCGTTTTCCAACCGTTACGTTCCCAGTTTTTAGACCACTCGAGTAACCCCATTTTTACGTAGTTACTGTCGGTATATACAGTTACGGTATCGTGTCCTAATTCTATACACTTCTCGAGTGCTTTTACGACCGCGGTCATTTCCATTACATTATTTGTGGTTACCTTAGCACCACCTCGACCTATAAAGTCGTCTATAATATACGCCCAACCACCGGGACCGGGGTTTCCTAAACAACTTCCGTCTGTGTAGACTTCTATCATACTTACTAGTATATATGATAAAATCTTTATATTTCAACAATGTGTTCCTTTTTATACGGGAAACAGTAATAATAACACTTAACCACGGGATTAAACAACATACACGAACCAAACACACTTCCAAAAATTATTAAAAATGTATATATAGGTTCCATTAACGTATTACACGCGTAATTCTTTATGTTTCAGTTTCAGTATCATCACAACACGATTTTGGGCAGAAAAGTGATAATATCATAACACCAAGTACGGTAAAAGTTACTGATATTCCAATTATAAAATTCATTATATCAGTATCACTACTTAAAATTTTAAGTCTCTTTGAAACAAAATGAACCATTACCAAGATTGGGATCCAGTCGTTATTCGTGGCAAAATTGATAAAACACGAGAAAAAGAAAAATACGTCAAGTTCATGGGTCAGGAAATTAGGTTACCGAAACGGGGTCAATATTCGGGAAAATCACCGGAACAGAAACTGGATGAAGCCGAATTAGCCGGTACACACAAGAAAGTCAGTAAAGAAACAGGATTAACGATCCAACGGGCGCGTGTTGCAAAACAGTATACGCAAAAGGATCTCGCGGGTCTTATAAACGTATCAACAGATATCATCTCTTCATACGAATTAGGTAAATCAATTCCGGATCCTAACGTTATGCAAAAACTGCGTCGAGTTTTGGGGGTTAAACTTTAAAATTTGGTCTAAATTTTAATTTTTAAATTGTAAATTTTATTTATTTTTTAAATTTTTAAACGCTTAATAGACGCTTAGTTGGAGAACGCGAGGCCACCCATACCCGATTGGATTCTGAGGACGTTGTAGTTCGTCGCGAACATGTGGAGGGAACTGTCCGATCTGTTACACTTAACCGAAACTTGCGCGTTGTCGATTCTGGAGAAGTTACAGGTACCCGTTGGTTGATGCTCTTCTGGCTTGAGCGCAAAAGAGTACGAGTAGATCCCTGGCATTGGGGAACCAGAGTGGTGGACGAATGGTTGGACTTGGTTAAAGTACTTACCGGATTGTTCCTTGAATCTGTCTTGGCCGTTGAGGACCAACTTGAAGGAAGACAATGGACCGGATGTGTCTTCATCGAATTGCGTGAGGCCATACAAGGCTGGCGCACCCGCGGCAGATGGCGAGATCGCGACGTTCGAATCCTCGATCGCGGCAACATTGGAAGTGACAACAACTGGTGTACTTGTAAAGTTCCACACGTTGGAACCGATGTCAGTACACCACACCAATTCCTTGACTGGGTGATTGTACGACAATCTGACTTGCTTGGTGGAGGTAGCGGCGGCCAAGGAGTCAGTGCCAGTGTGTTGGACTTGTTCGATCAAGTATTCGTGACCCTTTTGCGCGAATCGTCTACGCTCTTCAGTGTCGAGGTAGATGTAGTTACCCCACACCTTCAAGGCAGAAAAGTTGGTACCGAAATCGGACGCCAAGTCCAAGTCAATTCTGACTTCGTGGTATTGCAAAGCAATCAATGGCAAGGCCAATCCTGGGTTTCTGTTGAAGAAAAAGATCAATGGCAAAAAGCACGTGTTACCCGCAACACGCGCGGTAGTCATCTTACCGTAGTTCAACTTCTTGGATTCGTCCATGTACAATTCTGCGTACAATCTCCACCACTTTTGGTAGTGTTTGTCGATTCTTTGACCACCGATCGACAATTCAGCAGTGGCGATGGCGCGTTCCGCCATCCACGCATCCATAGAAGTGGTGATGGCGGTGTCAGCGTTCGAAGTCAATTCAACGTACATGTCCGCAATCAAATCACCGTTTCTGGCGACCGTGACGGAAACGCGACCGGAAGACGCGGCAGTACCGTTAACAGTTTGTTCGATGTTTTCCATCGCGAAGTTAGTGTGGCGTTTGTAAACCGCCTGGAAGAAAGTGACTTTTGGGTTACCAGTCAAGTAGACATCTTGGGCGCCGTAGGCGACGAGTTGCATGAGACCACCGGCCATATTGTTTGTTTTTGTACTATAGGCAGAGATTTTTTTTTCGGGTGAGACCCGCGAAAAAACCCGACCCTATTTTTCCTGGTATATAGAAATGACCGATCAAGAAGAACCCCTTCTTGAACCAATCGAAGAAATCGAAGAAATCAAAGAAATTGAAGATGAAGAATCTATAGTCGATGATCTTGATCTTGACCTTGAAATGCCAGATGATGATGATGATGAAGAATATATGATGGATATGGGTGGACTCTTAAGTTCGGTCCTCGCGACCGAAGATGGTGATACCGTATGTTCCGCACTGGTAAATATTTCCAGACAGATGGAAGTTCAAAACAAAATTCTTATAAAAATGTTATCTCAAATGCAAAAAAATTAACTTAGAAAAATAATCCATATGTAATAAAAGAAAATGGAGGAAACACATTTTATTAGTTCGGAATCAAATCAACGTGAATCCAATGCTATTATGTGGTCTAACCAGATTCAAT